CACAGGGCTGGACCGGGTTCGGCATTTATTTTTACCTGTGCCAGATGGCTTACAAATTTGACGGATACTTCTACCGTTGGGCTTATGACGATTCTGCATCCACCGCAAGGCGGATGGGGGGCGGCATTGGGTCCGGGACCGTTGAGGAGACGGTGAGATACTGCTTGCAAATTGGTCTCTTTGATCAGGGGCTGTTTGACGGGTGGGGCATCTTAACGAGTAGAGGTATACAGAGGCGATTCTACGCCGCGATCCAGGAGCGGCGCAGAAAAGCCGTCATATCAGATTACTGGCTCCTTAACGATGAAGAATCGAGGGGTCTGGAAAAGTGCGCCTCATATGAGAATGCGCCACCTGCAAATGAGCATTTGCCACCGGCGGATGGTCATTTGCCCCAGGCAAATGCCTATAAAAGTAAAGTAAAGGAAAGTAAAGGAGAGGAGGTACGCGCGTGCGCGCGTAAGGACCCTGATATCGCTCATGTGTTTGGTTACTATTTTGACCACATCTGCCCCCAGATGACCCAAAGGGCAGCGGATGAGTTGAAGGCATATATCAGCGCTATGGGGCCTGAATGCTGCATTCGCGGGATGGACGAGGCCATCGAGGGCGGTGTATTGACTTGGAAATATGTAAAAGGTGTACTGGACGCCAAGCGGAAGCAGGGTGTGAAGAGCATGGAGGACTGGGACGAGCTGGAGAAGCGGAGAAATCAGACAGAACCGCCCACAGCTCCGCCGCGCCCTGCAAAGAGATATCAGACGGTGGAGATCGATGGGAAGCTGGTAGATGTAGAGGTGAAAGCATGAAACAGGGCATATCGCCCGACGTATCGCTTGCCGGGTCCATCCTGATCGACCCCAGGTGTCTGGATGAGGTGCGGCGGACGATTACGCCGGAGATGTTCGGGGACCGGCGGTGCCGGGCCATCTACGAGGCCGCCTGCGAGCTTTCCGACGAGGGAGCGACGGTAGACCCCGTGACGATCCGGAGCCGGGCGGCGGAGTGGGACGACGCCTTCTCGCAGCAGGCCATGGAGATCACGTTGACGGCGGCCAATGTGGGGGCATACTGTGAGGCGCTGCATACGGAGTTTCTGCGCCGGGAGCTGCTGGCGGGCATACAGGAGCGGGCGGACGCCCTGCTGGCGGGCCATGACCCGCTGGGAGAGGCGACGGAGCTGCTGACGCTGACGGAGCGCATCGCAGAGGGCAGCTACGACGCCGGAGTGGTATCGGCGCGGGAGGCGGCTGCGGAACTTCTGGAGGACCTGGACCGTGTAGATGAGGGGTATCGGGCCTTCGTGGAGACCGGAATTTCGGATCTTGACCGCATCCTGGGGGGCGGTCTGATCCGGGAGGGACTGTATATCCTGGCCGCCCGGCCTGGCTGCGGAAAAACCACGCTGGCCGCAGCGCTGGCGGAACGGATGCTGGAAAGGGGGAGGCGAATCCTTTTTATCAGCCTGGAGATGTCAAGAAAGCAGCTCATGGCCCGCAGGGTGGCGGCGGATGTGGGGCGTGCCACGGCGGCCCAGATCCTGCGGGGAGAACTGTCGGAGGAGGAGCGGAAAGCCGTGGGGGAAAGCCTCGTGAAGCTCGCCAAACGGCCATTGTTTTTTAACAGAAGGGCCTCCCTGAACACCTCTGAAATTCAGTTCCTCGCCAAGCAGAACCGGGCGGATGTGGTGATCATCGACTACCTGGGACTGATGAAGCACGACGCAGGTAAGAGTCTTTATGAGCGAGTCACTGGCACAAGTAATCAGCTCAAGCGGATGGCGCGGGGCCTGGAGACGCCAGTTCTATGTCTGGCACAGCTCAATCGGGGAGTAGAGGGGCGGCAAAACCAGGAGCCGCGACTTTCCGATTTGCGGGACAGCGGAGCCATAGAGCAGGATGCGGACGGTGTACTGCTCATACACAGGCCGGCGATAGAGGATGCGGACGAATACGGTCCCACTCCCATGGAGGTCACAGTGGCGAAGAACCGCCACGGCAGGACGGGGAAAATTGAGCTCAACTGGTACATGAGGAGCGGACGAATACTGGAGGTGCGCCACCGTGGATAAGAGAGGGGCAAGGGCGATCCTGAAAGGGATGGAGATGAAATATCGGGCCATGATCGGAATTGGGTCTGATTTTGACGAGATATATGCGCAGTTTGTGGAGGCGCTGGAAATGGCGGGAAGGGCTCTGGACCATGATTAAATTTATGATCCCATATCCACCCACGAAAGCGGGTAAGACAGCGTGGAACAAGCGGTACGGGTTGAATGCCTACTACGCCGGGAAGCACCATCAGGTGAGGAAAAAAGACGCGCAGGAGCTGCACGCCATTGCCTGGTCGGCGATGAGACAGGCGAAGGTCAGAAAGAAAATGGTGACGGGACCAGTAGAAGTTAGATTCTATTGGGACGATAACTTGGACGTTGATAACCACGCCGTCATTGGGAAAGCCGTGGTGGACGCCATGAAGGGCTATTTGCTCCCGGATGATAACCGGAAGTGGATGCGTAAAGTGTCTCACGAGTTTTGGGGTGGTGGCGCTATCCTGGTTGAGGTACGAGAGTATGAGAAAAATACTGATTTACACCTGTGAGCGATGCGGAATTGAGTTTTCTGGGCGGAATAAGCGGAAAGGCCGCATCCTGTGCTCAAAGTGTACGGATATTGAGTGGGAGGCCCGGCGAAGAGAACGGAAACGGGCGAAATCAAGACCGCATGGGCAAAGCTTGGCACAGGTGGCGGCGGCGGCCCGGGCCCATGGGATGACGTATGGGCAGTGGGTGGCGCGGGGTAAGGAGGAGTGAGCATGGAGAGAACACTTGCGAGCATTGTTGATGAGCTTAACCGTCTGAACGATGACAATCTGGCAGAACGGGTTATCCGCAATAACGATGTGCAATGTAGCCTGTCAGAGTTGCAGGACATCCTAGATGTCATTGGCGATATGCCAGTTGACCGCCTCCGTGAACTGGCTCAGGCGGACGTGGCGCAAAAACTTATCCCCGGTAGCGAAGTGTGGGTAGTGGAAAGAGACGAAGATGGCGAGGCAACCGAGGTGAGCGGCTATGTTTTTGTTGTATCAGTAAGCGGTGTCGCCATAGTTTCTTCGTCCATCAATGGTTGTAGTGACCTTGACTTCATTCTGGGCGATTTCGTAAAAGAAACAGCCAGGAGCTTTAGCGGGGATTTTTCCGGCTATCCCATTTCCGACTGCTATAAATCACACGGAGAAGCGGATGCCGCACTACGGAGGGAGCAGGATGGATGATATTCTGACAATCGTAGCCGCCATAGAATGGATAGCGCTTGGCCTACTTGTCCATTGGAAACTAAAGAACTGGAATAAAACATTTCAGCAACTGTACGATGACCTGAAGGAGAATATGGAGAAATGGAGCGAATGAAGGAGTACATCTACTGCGAAGCAGCGAAAAAGGCGCTGGGAGAAGATGCCCGCCGGCAGGAGGAGGAACCTAGTGGATGTTGATAAGCTGATTGAGGCCATAAAGCTGTATGGAGGGTGGAAAACGTGAGTGAGTGGATTAGCGTCAAGGAGAGGCTGCCGGAAGCCTTTGAGTGCGTGATCGTGTGCCGGCCGAAGAAAGGCACCATGATTGTCGAAGCCGGCTGCTTGGATGTAAACGACTGGTGGAAGGTCTACGGGACACGCACCAAGGCCGTCACCCACTGGATGCCGCTGCCGGAACCGCCCGGCGGGGAAACAAAAAAGCCGCCCCTGTGATGGGGCGGCTTGGTGTGGGGGAATGCGCGGTAGAGCGCACATTACAGCAGCTCCCGCACATCTACGCCCAGCGCATCCGCTAGAGCTATGGCATTGGTGAGGGTGACGTTGCCCATCTTGCCTTCGCCTTGCTCGATACGCTGGATTTGCCTTGTATTGACGCCGGACCGCGCTGACAGCTCGTCGATGCTCATGTGCTCACGGCGGCGGGCCCACTCCAGATTGGTGATTGGCTTATTGCGGCAGTCGCGTCCGTAAGACACCAGGGAGCAGACGGTACAGTCGCCGTCCTCATGCTAAAATTATCTGATATTTTTTAGGGGGGGAGGATAACAATTGAACGAGTTCCCAAAGAGGTTGAGGAGGCTGAGGGAGAGGGGACACATCAAGCGGTACATTCTGTCAGAGCGATGCGGCT